TAATCCGTCATCTGGGTAAACGCCTGTGGGAGCGAGCGAGAAATCAATCGCAACGGCACAGCATAGAAATCATAATACTCCTTGATACGAGTATAAGCAGCGGTATTTACCGGAACAGTACGCGTAAACCAATCAGAAGAAATACGATATTTAGTACCTGGAATAGCAATCTGCCAATAGCAAGGAAGAATCTCACCTACTTTAGCTGTAAACAATTTTTTCGAACTCAAGTCGAAAGAAGACCGATGGGTAGGGATTTTAGCTCGGTCTAAAGGATTAAAGTCACTCATAAGTAATTAATATTTAAATTAAACCATACGGTTGAAGATATTATTAGCGTCATTCAATTTCTTATGCTTGATCATATCACGACAGAATGTTGCACTACGGATCCGGAGTTGCTCAAGAAGCTGAACCGTTTCACATGAAACGTTCGACAAGACATCACTCTCCTGCCCGTTCTGGGGCAACACAAACATATAATCTGATATTTTCGAGTTAGAAGAACGTAAGATGAATGAATCTCGCAACCGTTCATAATCCGCTTCCTTCTCATACCTTATTCCCGTTCTAAGGATAAACAAAATACGATTGGTATAAGAAGTAAGATCAGAACCGAAGTCAGGCAAATGCCAATTACGGAAGAACTTAGAGACATATAAGAACAGCCGATACAACTTATTAACAAAAGACTCAACATCGAAATCAACAGAACGGTTACAGAACCTAGTAAGACACCGAGAAGAATGTAATAAAATTTTATCATCGTCAGTAAGAATAGGATTAACTTTAAGATATTTATAATAAGCACGAACAAGACTCAAGATTGAACCCTGATCATAGACAATGAATCCATATCTTGCAATTCTTTTTGGCGTTGAGTGTACAGCGCAAAGAATTCGAGCAATCGCAGTACTATCGTCATTGCGAGCAGACGAGAATCGGGGCAATAAGGTACGGATATACGACAAGGGTGGAGTTGACCGAATACTAAGACCGTTGAAGATATGGACTCTTCCATTAACAATAGAATCGATTTTTTGCTCAATCTGCGCATAAGGGTCTTCACCTTCCACGAAATCACAGCCTTTCTCAAAGAATCCGAGAGACGCTCTCGAGCGGGGTTTAAACGCGCGGCATGAGCGATATAATAGGGGAGCAGAGCAAAGGCTATTAACGTAACTCGAAACGTATGAAGAAGCTCCACCTCGGGCAAGTTGGAAATCTGAACGACCGAACTTCCAACTCTTAGAGTGACAGTGTCGTAAAACTTTTGAGACTTCTTCCGAGTTCGTGAATAATAAGATATGATAATGCGGGCGGAAGTGAACAGGGCCATACTCACCGACAGCGTAGAAATGTAACGTTTCATAAGAACCTAACTGTTTATATAAATATTTACGTAATCTTTTAATATAATTCTGAACATCAACATAGTTTAAAAAGGGAATAAGGTTATCACGACCATATTGTTCAGAAGCGGGATAATCCGTTTTGTCAACCGATTGCGTTTTATAGATAAAACTACGAATAGCATCCATACTAAGAAACCAATTGTCCTTAGCAGGAACATATTCTTTAATCTCACGGTCAAACGGCACTGTGCCTTGTACTTGCTCGAAGAATATATGACGCAACATGGAGTTGTCATCACATTGATATTCGGAAACAGGAATATAGTGATGATGTTCATAACCAAAATGAATATCTCCCGAAATGCCTACAACATCATCATAATCACTATGCAAAACCTTACAAGACATAAGAGGAATGTGCTCATTATCATAAGTAAGTGTAACAAAATAAGAATATTTAAAAGCACTTCCAGCGGTCTTCACGCGCATGGACGCTTTTTTAGCTTTCTTATGGATACAATAATCGCATTGACCGCAATCCACGGCAATACGTGCACCATTATACTTATTCGTGATAAATGAACGATGCTGACAATGGTCAACAGCCTTAAGCAAATCGGGAGAAAATTTCATAATTACTTACGTTTATCTATTACCTGCCGACGATTACGAGAGCAGAATGAAACATGAATAAAAGTCGGATATATAATAAGCTGGTCAAAAGGTGAAACATTATCAGAGAAAAAATGAATCATTTCGAGCAACTTATTAAATGTAGTAGAACCATAAGGTTTAATATCAACAGCCTCTCCTACAAGATGTTGGGAGTTCGGAACACCTCCAGCAGCCTTATTCTGTTCGGGAGTACGTCTAGCACTAGTCACCGAAAAATGGGCATTAGAATACAACAGGTATTCAAAAAAATGCATAAGAGTATAATTCATAACCCAATAGCATTAAGAATGTAACCAAGGGCAGCAGATACAGCTCCAATCACAATTTTCCAAATATTAGCGCTCTTCATTAGCTTTAACTTTAAATTCAACGAAATCATTTTCTTCTTTAATTGAATCCACAATAACAATAAGACCCAATGAAGAAACTCGTTCAGAATAGACTCCAAGACCATCGAGAGAATTAACGATATAAGGCGGAATAACATCGCGACCAGTAGATTTTTCTTTAACTGAAATAATAAATTTCTGCATAATTGTAATAATTTTAAAGTGTTAATAACAGTTGTAACTTCTACATGGGGCAAATATACAAACTATTTTCATAATCACAAAAGAAAACTGTTTTTTTTAGGTTCTACCGTAGAGTGTGAGTTGCGCGTTTATAGACAAGGGGATGAGGATTCGAGAAGATAACTCGAATCTACTTCGTACGCAACTAGGGGCTTCGCTTAATTAACAAGTGGATGTAAACAGGGTGTATAGGCACGGCAAGGCAGAAACTGTCTTGCCTTTGCGCGCCGTCGCGCTAAAATACCGGAGCGGAACGCTCCTATAAGGAAGTCGCTCCGCTCCGTTTTATATCAGGCCCTACGCGGGCGGCGGGTGTATATCGCTCAAACGCCGCGATGGGCTTCTAGTCCTGAAGTATGTTATCACCAGCCGTTATAAATTGTAGTATTACGGGGACCCTAATGATTACGATGGATATTAGCAGGGGGACGAAAAGAGCCAATAAAATTACCAGCACCAGAAGCAATAGAACTAAGGCCGCGTGATACAGATTCCCAATAATGAGTCCGGCCTTGCTTGCGAGTCAAATCAGCACCATATTCAGCAGCCTTCTGCTGAGCCATAGCTGTTTTATACTCCATATGCTTACGTAACTTGACGTTCTTATAATCATACATACTATCACGATACTGCAATTCATAAGATGCCGTAGCAGCCTTAATCAAAGAGATGGAAGTAGCAGCTGATATATCATTCTGAATCCGCTTACCAGCAGAATCAACCGATAGATTAATAGCTTTTTGAAGCTCGGACTGTACTTGAGCTTCGGTAAGCTTGCCAGCAAGTTTAAGATTAACTAATGTTTGTGCCTTGATGAACAAATCAGCCTGTTGTTGCGAATCCAAATATTTATTAAGAGTACGTTGAGCATCAGAATTAAGCAAAATCTGTGTCTCCTGTGCAGCCGATATACGTTCAGCAAACTGAGCGTTCCTCAAATTCTGAGCTTCAGTAGATTGGTCCAAAGCAGCAGATACACGGCCTGTTTCCTTATTCCAGTAACCAGAAGAACCAATAGCCAAATTTTTCCAATTAGTAAGACCTCTATAATAATCAGACAAAAGAGGAGTCACCGTATCATTCTGTCGCGTGCGAGAACCTGATTCACTAGCAGCGGATTCAGAAGCCTTAGCTTCAGCAAGAGATGCAAGAGATTGAAATACACTAGAAAAATTAGGTTTATAAGCTTGCATACTAGGAACAGGGGCAGCAGTAGCGGCAGAACCACCAGACGCGGGAGACCTAGAACCAGCCATAGAAGCAGAACCTTGGACAAACGGATTCAAACCACGAGAAATCATAGCATCAGGAGAATTGTAAGAGTTATTCATTCCCCACATTTGTTGCTGCCAATCACGTTGAATCTGAGCCTGTTCAGCATTAAATGCATTTTGTTCACGCATCATGCGAAGATTAACCTTGTTCTGATGGTTCTGATTAACCATACCGACAATATTGTCGGTAAGGTTTGCAGCTGAAGAAGCAATAGCATCGAATAAACCCATTATGATTCAGAGGCAGGTGCGGAATCCGGAGACGGCGCTGCCTTACTCTCTGCCAATAAAGATTCAGCGTAAGCTGATAATTCTGATTTCTGATCAGCCAGCTGTTGAAGGACAGCCTGACGTTCTGACATAGTTTGACAATGACGAGAAATAACACAGTCGAAACGTTCCTCATCAGTCATATCATCCATAAAAGTAGATGGAGTAGGATGCATCTGGGAAAGGATATTCTGGACATTCATATCACCAAGCAATCGACGGTATTTTTCCTGATTGAGAAGAATCTGTGTCATATCAGATTGGATTAAATCACCATCGGGGGATTCGTCGTACATAACAGCATCATATACAGAAGCCTGATAGCACGGATTACCCTCAACCAATTCGGGAATAACATCATTTTTAATATAATCAGGATTTTTATAAGCAAAATTTCTCATAACAATACACAATTAATAAGGTAAACCATTTCGATCCAAATTCTGAACAGCATATACTTGGAAATTAACATTACACAGCAACTGGTCAAATGCAACAGAACAGTTAGAAGCATCAACCTGGGGAACAAAAATAGAATTCAACTGTTGAGGACGAACCTTCATAGATTGATAAGACCAAGCACCAGAAGAAGTCAAAACTTGCCAACCGTCAAGAGGAGCAGCCCAAGACTGATAAACGGCGCCAGCACGAAATCCAGCGTGAACAGTATCAATATTAGATTTCCATTGCCAATAGCGGAGATTATAACCAAGAGAACCAGAAACCTTACGACCAGGGTTATTCTGGAGGTTTAGAGCGGGAACAGACTGCATACCAAGTTGATCAAACGCAGGTTGGGGGAAATCAGATACAGCAGTAACAGTCAACTGGGGGGATTGACCAGTCAAATTCCAATCCAACATAGGCACAGCATGATATACACACATAATTACTTGATGCTCAGCACCACAATCATAAATAAGAGTATAACCGGAGTTACTGGACACACCCTTACCGGCAATAGACGCCTGAGAAGAATCAGCATCAAGGTTAGTATTAACTACTTCGTTAATATTAATAACACTAGACCAACCTCCGATATAATGAGCATGGTTACCCATATATTCGGGAGCTTTAATACCGAACTGTGCGGCCATCTGATCCGAATAGTCCTTACTAGAAAATTGGACTACCTCTTTCCAGCGCTGAAGATATTCGGTTGCGCGAATTGAAAGAGCGGAAAGGTCAGAATTAAGTTTAGCATGACGAGTAGCAGTAGGGGTATTATTAGTAGTAACTGTTTGAGAATGAGCAGAATTAACAATAGAACCAACAGAACCGGTAACTGAACTATAAGCATAAACTCTAGAAGAGCTACCAGAAGGAGATAATACACTAGGCAAAACAGCTACCGAACCATACTGAGAAGCAGGAAGCATACCCATAAAATAGTCTTTCGGATAATTCGCATAACGCAATTTAAGCATGTGCACAGATAATGGAATATCACCAGTACCAGACCAATAATCTACATTATAAGAATAAGCCAAATGTTTTTCCCATTGAGAATTGCTAAAGAAATCAAAATAAATCTTTTGATAAGTAAAAAGAGGCAACAAATTAACAGTCTGCGAAGTCGCATAAACCAAAGGGTTATCAGCGTCACCAAGACTATCAAGACCAAGATACTTCTTGGTAATAGCAGCCTTACCTGAATTGGAGGACGAAATCATAGAACCATAACCAAGCATATCAAGTAACTTACAAGAGCCATAGACAATAGGAAGACCAGCATCGTCACGATTTTTAGTCTGATCTCCAGCGTTAGCTAACATAAGGAACGAACTAATAGTACTCTGGGAAACCATAGGAACAGAAGTAAGCGCAGAACTATTCTCGGAAGAACTAGCTGCA